AAGTACCAGGGTAAGAGAAAGAACAAAGTTAGCATTAGCAGAAGCAAAAGCTAGAGGTGTTAAACTAGGCAATCCTCATACTGACATCAGATTAAAAGCTGGTAGAAAAGGTAATAAGGTCCAGCGTAGTGAAGCTAATGATTTTGCTAAAGAAATACTACCATTAATTGATGGTATCAAAGCATCAGGATTAGCATCACTAAAAGATATTTCTCAAGCACTTAATGCTAGAGGAGTTACTACAAAAAGAGGGGGCGTGTGGCATCCTTCTACAGTTTCTAACATTTTAAAAAGGAGGAAATAAAGGCTGATATACATAATTGACGATTGATTAATATTGAATATTAACCGAACAAAATAAATACTTGATATTAAACAGAAGAACATTTAATTAACATTTAAACAATATATATACACCAAAGCAGATTTGGGAATTGTGAGGGAACATGGATGGCGGAAAACTACTATTAAAATTATTGAATATTATAAGGTACGATAACTGTAATTCTCAAGAAAATTTACTAATTGTAAAAATCATACAAGCATCATACCGTTTTACAGTAACACTAATAACTTTTATTTTAACAATGAGTCTTGGGATTATGATCCCAATATTTTTAATTGTCCTCTTTAACATAGGAGGTCAATGATGCCTAAACTTACTATTACAGGAAAAGAATTAGGCTGTTCAGAATTACCTAGTCTTGTTGAAACCCATGAGGGGTTTACTGGGTATAATAGCAGAAATGATGTTTTAAAAACACACATTGACGCTAGAATTAGTGGTCATGTCGATAATCGCTTGGGTGATGTGAACGCTAAAGTTAGGGCTGGAAATTATATGGAAGGTCCTATAGGGCAGATGGTCCTAGATAAACTGAACCAATTCGGGAAGGTAACTTCTGAAGTTCCTAGTGAAGCTGATAGAAATCCTCTCGTTCCAGGTCTAGGATCATCACCTGATTTATATTTAACAATTGAAGATAGTATAGAATTTAAAGATAATTTTCAAAGTTCTCATACACTTACAGGTAAGGGATTATTAGAAATTAAAAATTCTACTATTCCAGGATTTCCAGCTAATGTTCGTATTCAAGTACAAGGTCAAATGTTGTGTGGTGAACATTCTTGGTGCATCGTAGCAAGATTAATTAGTGGTTGGGATTTACAATTATATGTTGAATACCCAAATAGAGAAGTCCAAGAAAAAATAGAAGAAGCAGTCATTGATTTTTGGAATAGAGTTGAAACAGAAGATTATTATGATCCTGATTCTTCTTCAGAAGCTAGTCGTTTAATTAAAGGTAGTGGTAATGCAGAACCAGTAGATTTTTCTGGAAACAATCAATTACCTACTTTGATACATGAATGGAAAGCTAATGAAAAAATATTGAAACATTCTAAACAAATTAAAGATGATTTAGAAATTCATATGAAGTCAATATTAGGATCAGTAGAAGTAGGCAAGTGTGACAATCACGAAGTACGACACACTACTGTCACATATAAATCACAGCCTGAAAAAATAGTACCAGCCAAAGAGGGTTATAGCACTAGACGATTTGGGATTAAGGAGTTGAATGAGTAATATTTATTTAAAAATGAACAATGTTATGGCTGGATGTAAGCCTATTATTAAAGATCAAGCCAAAGGTATTCCTTACAAAGTTTTACCTTGGAATAAAGTTTCAGACATGGTGAAGGATTTATTAGTAAAAGAAAAGATTACTTTTATTCCTCAGATAAGAGAAACAATTGCTAACGGTAATATGACTATCACAACAGTTGATGGTGAATTTATTAATGCAGAAAATCCAGAGGAAAAGATAACGATTAATGGCTTTACTGGATACGGTGTTGATAGTTCAGATAAAGGACCAGGTAAGGCGTACTCTTATGCCATTAAATATTTATTTATTAAAACATTTTGTATGCAGATTGGTGATGATGAAGATAGTGAAAAATCTAATCCTCAAGCAAAGCCAATTAATAAAATAGTAAAAGTTACTGATAAGGTAGTTGATTTAGCATCTAAAAAACAAGATGATATTATTGTTGCAATGCAACGAATAATTAAAAATGGGGAATCTACTCTTCAAGAAAGACAAGAAGATTTATCAACTTATTTTTTTAATCAAGAATCTATAATTAAAACACTTACACCAGCACAGCAAAAACAATTAACAGATATATTTGATAGTTATAATCGACAAATAAAAGAAAAGATTAAGGGGGCAAAATGATAGGTCCTACTGAAAAACAACAAAGGTGTCTAAAGTTTATTAAAGAATTTATTAATGAAAAAGAACGATCACCTACACTTAGGCAAATCCAAACACATTTAGGATTAAAATCACATACTTCTGTATGGCATATGCTGAGAAGAATGGAAGATAGAAAATTAATAAAAGTTAATATTGGTAAGGCAAATGGAATAGAGGTTATATGAAAATAATTATTACAGTTTTATTTACAGCTTTAGTTTTAATAGAGTTTTGTAATTTAGTTATTTACTACCAGCAAGTTGGTGGGGATTTATGCTTTTAAATAGAAATTTAATTATACATCTTTCAAATATGGATGATGAACAAGTAAATGATGTTGCTAAGAGAATAGAAGATTGGATGGAACAACATAAAAAAAATTCTTATGTTGAAATTCTTGGGAACATTTGGTTACGACAATTAATGAATCGTTATTAAAATGGTTTCTAAAGAAGTTTTTTGTTATTTTTTTCTCTTCTTTAGATAAATGGGGTAGGTTACCTCCTAAAAAACTCCTTATATAGCCTACCCCTCTATATTCTTAATATAAAAGCCATATAAGAGGTTTAGTGTTTTTAAGGTACAATCACCCTAGAAAGGTGTTAAAAATGGATTTAAAGGGGTATTCTGACGATCTTTTTAACCACTCCAATAGGAAATATGTTGCGATCACCAAAAGATTCATCATCTGTCTGATAACTGGCAAATGTCCATATGTAATCTTTTGTTCTCTTGTAAATATAACAGCGATTGATAAGCTGTGCGGTTTTCATTTTATCAAAATCATTTGAAACAGCTATTGTGCTGTCACCTAGAATGTCCTCCCAATACAAATCCACTTCAGGATATTTTTTACCATGAATTGTTATGGATTTATATTTCCGTGAGTTCGCCATCCCACCTTCCTCCTTTTAATAATCGCATTGGTATTAAATGAGGTATGCCTTTATTGATTAACATACATCCAAGTACAGGTCTAGCTAGTGATCCATTCCTGGAATAAGCAAAAGCCATACTATCTTTATCTATCATGCTTCCAATCGTACACGCCCATTTTAAACTTTCAGGTTGTGAAAAATAAGTACAGGTAAATAAACTGTGAAAATGACTTTGCACATATCCATCATAGCCAAGAGCCTGTGCTGACTTTACACAATCTTTATTAAGGTTATGAATAAAATAAAAAGAACCCCATTTAGATTTAATAAGAATATGAGAGTGCCAGGTCCATTTATTTTTATCTACTTCTAATACATCTGCATAATCTTTCATCATTTGCTCTGGCAACATATGATGTTTTCTTTTACGGTAAAGTAGGGAACCATGATTAGAATGTAGAAATTGCATCTCAGGAACGATCTGCTGTAATTTATGTAAAAAAATTTTAGCCTGATCTAACTCTTTAGTAGGTGCATCTAGGTCTGGATCAGTTTGGTGAAAACTCCATGAATTACCATCCACTTCATCACCCATACAAACCCATCTAGTAGGCTTATACTTTTTTTTACACGCTTTAATAAAAGCTAGTGCATCTCTATGCTGGTACGGTGAATGAAGGTCAGAGATACAAAAAATTCTTTTGTTTATATCCACTTACTTTTTCCAGTTAGTCGCAACTTTCTCAGCCGATCTACCAGCTATGTATCCACCAACACCTATAGTTAATAAGTTCCACATTTGATCTGGAATAGATAATTCAATTGCTGTTCCTAAAAAAGCATTGCTAAATGGGGCAATGATATGATTGTTTGCAATAACAATTATGCAAATCCACATTAACGCTGGACGCCAAGTGGCTGTAAGCCAATGTTTTGATTCCGCTTCGGCCTTAATAATATTTGATTTAGCAATTAACTTTTCATGATCCCCATTAATTAATTGGGTATTTAATTCGTGCTTTAGTTTTTCTTTTAGGTCCTTATCGGGTACAGCTTTATCAACTATTCCACCAACTATTTTTGCTAGAGGACCAACAGCATTTAATAACGGTAATACCATATTATATTTCCCTCAACTTTCTTGATACCTCTTCCACCCTATGTGGAACCTGACGATACCATTTTGAATCTTTTATCTCTTCGGATGCTAATTTTGTTTTACCATCTTTAATTAATTTTATTGTCTTAGCAAACTTACTAAAACCATTCTTGCCTAGGACAAACACACATTCAATTCCAACTTCCTTGGCCATAGGATGACAGTCACCTAACAATTCATCTGCCCCAGCTTTGGCTATGGAAAAATCTATTTGAAACAATTTTTCAACAAAGTCATAACTGTATTCTTTATTGACATCTATCTTGTCACTTTCTTTGACACGGTGGCCATAACCTATTGTATGAAATGGTTCTTTGACTGGTCCGTCAGCTGTATTATATTCTAATTGATAGGCTTTTAATTTTAAGCCTTCATGTTTTTTGATTTCTTCTTTTAATCTGTCGTAGTCCATATAATATTCTTTCCATAAATTTTATTTTCATCAACACATTTAGTTACCAAATAAATGCCCCGTTTTCTAAAATCTTGACCTAGAATATCCATTAAATTATTCATTTTAAAATCACACTCTGCCAAGGTTTTAAATTTAAGGGGAATACTAACATTAAAACATAGGTTTGTCGATTGTATGTTAGAAATACATAAAACCCCAGCAATTATATAGTTAATCACATTACTTCCAGGGCTGACCACATACCCAGCCAACTAAAGAATATCTTGTACCTTTTGTAACTGGTTGAACACGGTGATACAAGTAACTAGGAAATATAATACCACCACCTTGGCTTGGTTTTTCTAAAGTTTTAATTCTATCTTTGTCATTAGGATTACCTATTTCAAATTGAAATTCACCACCTTCATATTCTGCTGGATCATTTAATAAAATACTAAAACTAATCTTTCGTACTAATCCTTTTAAGTATCCATCTTCAAATGGTTTATCTAAATCATTATCCCTATGCCAATCATAGAAATCATTCTCACCATAGCTAGTGAATTGTATGCACTCTATAACCGTGGTGTGTAAGTTCCACCGCAATTGGGCGTTTGCCTGTTGTAATTGTGAATACAATATTTGACCTAAATGAAAGTCGTTCATCCAACTGATTTTGGATTTCCGTTGTTTCTGTTGGTCCTTGTCCCAGGTCTTGCCTTCCGTTAAATTCTTCTTCCCCGTCTGGATCAATGTCTGGCAATCCATTACTGTTAAGAAGTTGTTGAAGTAACCATAGTTTATAGGCGTTATCATCTGTCATCCGTTTCTTCGCTTGTTATTATTAATCAAAAAATCCCATCCATTTAGCAATTATACCAAGTACAATTCCTATTATTACTAATGCTTTTAAACCACCAGCACCCATAGCTGAAAATTTTTGTAAGTTTTTAATTTCTTGTTGCATTGTTTCTTGGCTTTGAAGCATATGCTTTACATCTGTTCTAAGTTCAGCAATTTCTTTTTCCCAATCAGACATTATTTTACCTGACTTAAAGGGTTATCTAATGATGCTTTAATTCTTTTATCTATATCTTCTTCTAACTTTGTCATATCTTCCTTAATATCTTTCTCAAGATCATCCATATCTGATTCAATAGAGGATAAAGTTTCTTTTAAATCTTTAGAATTATTTCTTGCATCTTCTTTTACTTGTTGCTCTACATCTTCTACAATTGATTCTATTCTTCTAACATCAGTCCTAAGATCATTCTTTAATTCATTGGCTACATCCGATACCAACGATACTTCTTGTATAATCATTGACATCTCACCTTTAATCATATCCAATTCTGATTGTACTATTTCTAATCGCTTATCAAACTTACTTAAATCAGGAGCAGTATAGCTTTGTATCTTATCTTTCATGTCCAAGTAGTCTTTATAAAATTCAAAACCTCCCCACATAGCACCACCCAAAGTAGTTAGGGCAGTAATTACTAAAAAAATTTTTCCGCCTTTAAATTTTATTCCACCAAATTCTAATTCTGCCATTGACTTTCCACCATCTCATTATGTAATCCTTCACTACCAAAAAATAAAAGGTATTGGCCTTTAAGATTATAGTTAATTGTACTATCAGCTAATACTGCATCGTTAAAAAAACCTTCACGATCATCAATTAATTTTTGATTATTAAAAAATGATTTACTGTTACCTAATACTTGCATAACAATTAATGTTTTTAATTGATTAGTAGCATCGTATCTTTTCTTATCACCCATTGACTTTACAATTTTCTTACCAGCTTTTTCTTTAGCTGATTCTTCTTTCTTTTCTACTTCGTTATCTTGTTCTTCTGCTTCTTCCTGTTGTATATCTTCTTGCTCAGTATTACTTTCATCTTCCACAGAGGATTTTTCAGTAGCTTCGCTATCGGATTCTGTTTCTTTAATTTCTTCTGGTTCATTTGTTTCTTTCTTAACTGTAACTTCTGGCTCTGGCATTTCTTCAATTGTTTCTTCTAAAGTATTTTCTATTTCCGTTTCAATTTCTGTTTCAATTTCCATTTCAAGTTCAGCAACTTCAATCTCTATTTCAGGAAGTTCTATCTCTAATTCTATTTCAGCCATTTCTATTTCTACAGAATCATAATTTATATCTTCCATCTCAATAGGTTCCATTGTCATACCTTCATCAGTATTAACCATTTCATTACTATCAAAAATATCTTCAACAACATTAATAATTTCTTCTGGGGCATCTATGTTAAGAGCAATAAACATTTCTACTGTAGTTATTTCTTGGGTAATAATTGTATTGATAACATTATACAATACATTGATTGATACTGAATCGAACATGGGGCCGATGGATAAACCAATATCTCTACCTCCAATCTCAATTATAACAGTCGTTAAGCTACCAGAAAAATCAAATCCACCTTCATAGGATTGATATCCACTAGCAGTACCACTAGCTGATAAAACATCTGTACCTGAAAAAACATTTGTTGATCCGTCTTTACCTGTGATGTGCATATAAATAGAATCACTAGCATCTTGTTTATCAACTTTAATAGTGTAATTTGTTTCACCACCATGTGTAATATTAAGATCAGATATATCTACTGTTTGAATAAAAGTAGTTCCCATACCAGATACACCCATTGTTGATGTAGAGTTACCTGAACCAGTAATCATGGCACACTTGTCTGTACCTAATTGGCCACAGTTATTTCCTGAAGGCATAGAAGCTGGTCCTTGTCCTCCCCAATCAATATCCATGTCACCTTCATATTTTGATGTAACATAATCATTATCACCGTCTAATAAATCACCAGAGTTTTCATTAATAATTGTTGTTGTTGTAATGTCGTGTGTGGTAGTGGTAATAGTTGTAATACCATCAGCTTCATGAATTACTTCTTCAGTAATTGTTTCAACAATAACTTCATTAACACCAGAAGTACAAAGACCTATAGTATCAGTAGTACAATCAATAGCTTTACTAGAAAAGGATAGGAATACCAATATACATAGCCATGGCATAAAAGACAAATCTTTCAAATTCATTGTTATTACTCTCCTTTCTTTCTTCTATTTTTTTTTCTTTAAGTAAATTAGCTTTAACAACACTACCATTTGGAATAAGATGAACATTATCTAACCATTCATCACGAGCTTCCATTCCAATCTTTCCATTTATTGGTGCATAAGTTCCAGCGTTCCACATTGAATCCCATACTCTTGCATCTTGTGTAAGAAGAGAGATACTTGCTACCTTCATACCTTGAACATACAAGGCTCTTGATAATTTTAATAGTTCACAAGTTTCATCCCTTATTGTAACGCCTGAAGCAATACCAAACACCTGGGTTTGTACAGCTGTACTGGCCCCTGTTTTACATACATCAGAATTATTAACTACAACAGAAGGAGCAGAAGCAGTACCAGGTGTAGAGGTTACTACCGTACTAGACACCGTGTTGGTATCAGCACTTTTTGCACTTGTTACAGCACTTACAATAAGAATAAAAGTTAATACAAAAAAAGTAGTTTTCATTCAAAATCACCATCTATTTCTAATCGTAATGATTTAATCTTATAAGAGTTTTCTAAAATTTCATTCTTTAATTCAAGTATATTTTGATTAGCTTGAACATTTTCAATATTTGTTTTTAATAATTCAAAGTCAGAAAATAATTTACCTACTATAAAAACATTTCCGCATATTGCACTAATAATACCACTTGCTATTAAAATATTCTTAATTGATAATTCTATTTTCATTTATGCCCCACATGATTCACATTCGTCACCACAAAAACATTGATCTTCATCACCACCACATACAGGGCATTTAGGATTTATCTTGCTGGACATGGCACTCCTTCACTAGATACAAACGGATGTTCTGCAAATGCCATGTAAAAATATTTTTGGTCATTTGAATTAGTAACACTAATACTTCCTCTATTTTTAAAACCATTAGATAAAAAATCTAAATCTCCACCAGTATCAAATTCAACATTAGCAACATTTGCTTCTATTGCTATATCAACTTCATTTCCGTTAGTTTCTGCTCTTGCTGTATCATATATATACCAAGCATCACTACCAGT